ACCGGGTTGCCGTGGTGATGCCGTGAGCGAGTCGGTGTTCGTCAGGCATGAGTCGTGCCCGTCGTGCGGGAGCAGGAACAACCTCGCCCGGTATTCGGACGGGCACGGGTGGTGCTTCGGTTGCCAGCACAGGGAACGAGGAACGGGCGATGACCTCGCCCATCCGCAGAAAGTAGGAAGGATCGAAGGAATGATCGAGGTCGAGTACGCCGCGCTCGAGAAGCGTGGGCTGACGGAGGAGACGTGCCGTCTCTGGAACTACGGCATTGGGGAGCACCACGGCCAGCCGGTTCAGGTCGCCCTGTACCGGGACGCATCCGGTGAGGTGGTGGCGCAGAAGGTGCGGACCGCCGACAAGCAGTTCAGGATCCTCGGGGATGCCTCGCGCATGGTGCTGTTCGGTCAGCACCGCTTCTCAGGGCAGGGGCGCATGGTCGTCGTGACCGAGGGCGAGATCGACGCGATGAGTCTCAGCCAGGTGCAGGAGCACAAGTGGCCCGTGGTCAGCGTCCCGAACGGAGCGCAGTCTGCCCCGAAGGCCGTCGCCAAATCCCTCGACTGGCTTGAGGGATTCGACCGGGTGGTCTTCGCGTTCGACATGGACGAGCCCGGTCAGAAGGCGGCGAAGGAGTGCGCCCGTGTCCTGAGCCCCGGGAAGGCGTTCATCGCTAACCTCCCGCTGAAGGATGCCAACGACTGCATCCGAAACGGCAAGGCAAAGGACCTGGTCAACGCCATGTGGAATGCCCCGGCGTACCGACCGGACGGCATCGTGGCAGCTCAGGACATTTGGGAGCGCATCGAGTCCTTCGACGCCTCGCCGGGGATCGCCTATCCCTGGAGTCCGCTGACCGGGATGCTGCACGGCATCCGGCCCGGTGAGCTCGTCACGGTGACCGCAGGCACGGGCGTAGGCAAGAGCCAGTTCTGCCGTGAGCTCGCCTACCACCTCATCAAGAGCGGCACCCCCGTCGGCTACATCGCCCTTGAGGAATCCGTAGCCCGTACCGCCATCGGCCTGATGAGCCTTGAGGCGAACCGCCGGCTTCACCTCGGTGCCAACAAGGACGAGCTCAAGGACTCCTTCGACCGCGTGTTCGGGTCGAACCGCGTCTACCTCTACGACCACTTCGGCTCAACCGAGGGGCAGAACCTCCTCGACCGCATCCGCTACATGGGCAAGGGTCTCGGCTGCAAGGCCGTGTTCCTCGACCACATCTCCATCGCGGTGAGCGGACTGAACGACGGGCACGGGGACGAGCGCAGGATGCTCGACGCGCTGGTGACCAAGCTCCGCACCTTGGTCGAGGAGACGCAGATCACCCTGTTCATGGTCTGCCACCTCAAGCGCGTTGACGGTCGCAGCCATGAGGAGGGCGGCGAGGTGAGCCTGAGCCACCTCCGGTCGAGCCAGGGCATCGCGCAGCTGTCCGATGCGGTGATCGCGCTCGAGCGGAATCAGCAGGGAGAGAACAGGAACCAGACTCGGGTTCGCGTTCTGAAGTGCCGCTACACCGGCGAGACGGGACCGTGCCTCGCGCTCGAGTACGACAAGGAGACCGGGCGCATGAGCGAGTGCCCGATGTTCGATCCCGCGGACGAGCTGAAAGAAAAAGATGCAGACATTCCTTTCTGACCGTTGCATGGGCAAGGGTTGTTTCTAGTATGTCACGAAGTCGGAATGATTCCGAAAACGAGAAAGGCACACGGATGTCCAAGTGGAAGGTAGGAAGCCTGTTCGCGGGGGTCGGTGGATTCGACCTCGGCTTTGAGCAGACCGGGAAGTTTGAGACCGCCTGGATGTCCGAGTGGGACCGTCATGCGGAGGCCGTCCTCCGGCGTCGTTTCCCCAACGCGAAGCAACTCGGGGACATCACCAAGGTCGATCCCTCGCAGCTGGAGCCCGTCGATGTAGTCGTCGGCGGGTTCCCGTGCCAAGACCTCAGCGTTGCCGGGAAGAGGGCGGGGCTTGCCGGCGAAAGGAGCGGTCTGTTCCATGAGTTTGTTCGCATCGTCCGAGGGCTCCCCCGAAGGCCGTCCTTCGTGGTGGTCGAGAATGTCCCAGGAATGCTCTCAAGCCAGCAGGGGCGTGACTTCGCAGTCGTGCTCTCTGAAGTGGCCGAAGAGTGGGGTGCTGTTTCCGTCGCGTGGCGAATCTTGGACAGTCAGTACTTCGGAGTGGCCCAGCGACGCCGCCGTGTGTTCCTTGTCCTCGATCTTGCAGGCGAACGCGCCCAAGAAGTACTGGCTCTCGGGGAAGGCAGCAGCCGGAATCCTCCGTCGCGCGTCCCGGCGGAACAAGAGTCTCCCCAAGCTGCTCGAGGATGCCCTGATGGCGGTCGTCCTTGCTTCAGCAGGCACGACCAATCCGACACATGCCGCGAAGTCAGCGTAGCCCCGTGCCTGTCTGCCAAGGCCGACAACTGCTGCGACATCCCGATGGTCCTTGAGCAGCGTTCGTACGCCTGGAACAACAACTCAACCGGACCGCTGGAGACCGACGTGGTTCCGCTGCGGTCGTCTCAGGGGACCTCCGGATTCCATGAGATGAATCACCCGATGGTCGCGCAGACTTTCCGAAAGTCTGCGCGGGCTACCTCGGCGTCCGATGCCGAGACCTGGGTTGCGGACGAGTACGCGAACACCCTGAATACGTTCGATGTCAGCGAAGTCCGGGCAACGACGGTTGCGGTGTCCCACGCCTTCTACAGCACGGGCGGAACTCACGGCGTGAACCAGGACGAGGAGGTGTGTCCTCCTCTGAAGGTCGGGTCGTCAGTCGGGATCCCATCGCCACCGCCGGTGGCGATGCGGTCAACGATCCCGATTCAGGACGGGCGTGAGATTGAGAAGCGGCAGAACGGTCTTGGAATCGGGATCGCCGGCGATCCGTCCTACACCATCGACACTACCGGGGCACAGAGCGTGGCCATTCAGGGAAACCTGATTGGCAGGGACGCAGGAGGACCGCAGGGAGTCGGTGCATCTACCGATGGAGTCATGTACACGCTGACGCGGACGGACGTTCACGGGGTCGCCACGGCAACGATTGTCCGGAGGCTGACGCCTGACGAGTGCTGCGTTCTCCAGGGGTTCCCGCCGGACTGGAACGACGGTCAGGCTGACTCCCATCGCTACAAGCAGATGGGTAATGCGGTGACCGTCACGGTCGCACGGTGGATCGCCGAGCGCATGGCGAGGTTCCTGTGAACCCCGTCATCCTCGACATCGAGACGGACGCCCTCGACGGCTACGCGAAGATCCACTCCATCGTGGTCCGCGATGCCGTGACCGCCAACGTGCTGTCATCGACGTATGAGGGCATCGGTCACGGGGAGTCCCTCCGCATCCTGCGGCCGGCCCCGACGATCATCGGGCACAACCTCATCACCTTCGACCTTCCCGCGATGAAGCGGCTGGTCGGCTTCGTCCCCTCCGGTCAGGTCGTGGACACCCTCGTCCTCTCCCGCCTGTGCTACCCGGACATCCGCAACGACGACTACAAGCGTCCCGAGTTCCCCAAGGAGATGATCGGGAGCCACTCGCTCAAGGCGTGGGGATACCGGCTCGGGATCCACAAGGACGGGTTCGGGGAGACCGCCGACTGGTCTCGGTGGTCTGAGGAGATGCAGGACTACTGTGAGCAGGACACGGAGGTCACGCGCAAGCTGTGGCACCACCTCGTCCAGCAGGGGATCTCGGATCGCGCCTGGGCTCTCGAGCACACGGTCGCGGGAATCTGCCGGGACATCGAGGTCGCCGGATGGACGTTCGACATGGGAGGCGCGGAGCGTCTCACGGCGCAACTCCTGACGAAGCGGCTCGAGCTCAAGGAGCGGCTCGTCCAGGTCTTCCCGCCGAAGAAGGAAGTCCTCAAGACCAAGACCAAGACGATCCCGTTCAACCCGGGAAGCCGCCTCGACATCGCCCGTGGCCTGAACGAGCTCTACGGCTGGCGTCCCTCCCTCGTCACTCCCTCGGGTCAGCCGAGGATCGACGAGGAGATCCTCTCGGAGCTGAAGTACCCGGAGGCGGAGCTCCTCACGGAGTACCTCCTAGTGGTCAAGCGTCTCGGTCAGGTTGCCGAGGGCGAGGAGGCGTGGATCAAGCTTGCCAAGTGTGGCAAGATCCACGGCCGCATCAACCCGGGCGGGACGATCACGGGCAGGGCATCCCACGCCCGACCCAACATGGCACAGGTTCCTGCCTCTCGCAGCCCATACGGCAAGGAGTGCCGGAGCCTGTTCCGCCCCCGGTCGGGGTGGTCTCTGGTCGGTGCGGACGCATCCGGGCTCGAGCTGCGGTGCCTGTCCCACTACCTGACCTCGTATGACGGCGGCTCCTACGGCAAGGCCGTGGTGAGCGGGGACGTGCATTGGGAGAACGCCATCGCGTTCGGGCTCGTTCCGTCCGGGACGAAGCGCAACAAGCACGACTCCGGGCATGAGTCCCGACGCAACCAGAGCAAGACCCTGATCTACGCCATGATCTACGGTGCCGGCGACATGAAGCTCGGCAGCGTGGTCGAGGGGGATGCCAAGGACGGCAAGCGTCTCCGGGCATCGTTCGAGAAGAAGGTCCCCGCCTACAAGATGCTCAAGGAGGCGGTGGTCTCGGCATCCAAGCGGGGGTACCTGGTCGGCCTCGACGGCCGCCGTCTCCCGATCCGTTCACAGCACTCAGCCCTGAACACCCTGCTCCAGTCTGCGGGAGCCGTGGTGATGAAGGTTGCCCTCGTCGGCTTCGTCGAGGGGATGGCCTTGGACGGCCTTGAGTGGGGCAAGGACTACGCAGTCATCGGGTGGATCCATGATGAATTCCAGATCGAGTGCAGGCCGGGACTGGAGGAGCGTGTTGGACACGGTGCGGTCGCCGCAATCACCGCGGCAGGATCGGCCCTCGGATTCCGATGCCCCCTCGACGGAGAGTTCCGTTCCGGGTCTACATGGGCCGAGACACATTGAGAGGAGCCTCTGGATTGCTTATCTGGCTGGCTATCTCGATGGCGAGGGATGCTTCACGGTCTGGCATGGATCGACTCCGGCGGTCTCGGTCAGCAACACCTTCCCATACGTCCTCGCGGCACTCCGCAGGGAGTGGGGCGGTCGCATCTCCCTCAAGTCCCGGCGCGACAGGTCGAGGACTGCATGGGAGTGGAGGGTCTGCGGAGACCGCGCCATCGACGTTGCGAGGATGGTTTCGCCGTACCTCGTCGAGAAGCGGATCCAGGCGGACCTGATGTCGCAGATCCGCGTCTGGCCTGCCGGTTCGCAGCAGCGCAAGGAACTCATATCCCGCCTGAAGGCACTCAAGCGGGTCGATTACGGGAGCACCCCAGAATGAACGACCTCAGCACCATCACCACCACCGAGCTGCTCGACGAGATCGGCAACCGCGTGGACGCATTCGTGTTCATCGCCTTCCAGGACCGCAGCAAGAACTCCTACGCGCTGATGACGGAGTTCAAGGGCAACTCGCTCGAGGTGATCGGCCTCGCCGAGATGCTCAAGACCCGGGTGATGGACACCGTCAACGGGTCAAAGGAGGTCGGGGGCGAATGAGCGGCAAGACGCACATCGTCATCGACGGGGACATCCTCTGCTACACGGCATCGGCGGCGGTGGAGAAGCCGATCCATTGGGGGGACGACTTCTGGACGCTGCACTCCGACCTCTCCGAGGCACGGAGCCGGGTGGACATCGACATCGTCGAGTTCGTCGAGCGGCTCAACGGGTCGTCCTACACGGTGTGCTTCAGCGACCAGGCCAACTTCCGCAAGCTCCTGTACCCCGAGTACAAGGCGAACCGGAAGGACCAGCGGAAGCCCGTGGCGTTCTCCGCCCTGCGCGACTACATCCGAGAGGCTTGGCCCTGCGTCCAATGGAAGTTCCTCGAGGCGGACGACGTGATGGGCATCCTCGCCACGGACCCCCGCAAGGACGTGGTGATCGTGTCCGCCGACAAGGACATGAAGACGATCCCGGGTCGCTGGTTCAACCCGAACAACCCGGACGCCGGGATCATCGAGGTGAGCCGAGAGGAGGCCGACCGGAACCACCTCATCCAGACGCTCACGGGCGACCGCGTCGATGGATACCCGGGGTGCCCCGGCATCGGCCCTGCCCGTGCCGAGAAGATCGTTGACGGCGGGTGGCCTGCCGTCGTGGAAACCTACGTCAAGGCGGGACTCAGCGAGTCCTACGCCCTGACTCAGGCTCGTATGGCGTACATCCTTCGCCGGGGGGACTACGCCAGGAAGACCGGCAAGATCAAGTGGTGGAAGCCACAGAAGGAAGTCAATGGCAAAGCGCAAGCCGCAGTCGCGGCTGTCTAACGGTGTCGGTTCGCCTGCGAAGTCGCGTGAGATCAAGGCTCCGAAGCGGAGCGCGAAGAAGGGATCCAAGTGAAGACCGTCTCCGACAGCTGGATCACGTTCAACTTCGCCCCGCATGAGGTCACGACGTTCATCGAGGACAAGCGGCTTGAGGACTGCCGCATGTCCCTGCGCGTCGAGATCAACCTCGGGGACGAGGTGGCGAACCTGTACTTCACCGACCGGAACCAGGACGTGAACAAGAACGAGGTGTTCTCCATGAACATCCCGGTTCGCCTCCTGAGGGCAATGTGCGACGCGGTGGAACACGCCTCGGAGCAGGGGGTTTCCGATGTCTAACCCTGACGAGTTGCAGTCACTCCGGGCGGAACTCGAGTCCATCAAGAGGTCGATGGAGTTGGTGAAGCAGGAGGCTGACTCCATGCGCGACCTTGTGGCGGCCAAGTGGCGTTCGTATTGGGATCTCGACGAACGGGCCCGGGACCTCCGCCGCCGGCTTGCTCGGCTCGGGGACGGCTTCGACACGGACTACTACCACCGCCGCCGTGAGCGTCTGGTTCCCCGCTTCGTGCAGGACGGCATCCACCGGACGGCGGAGGATCCGGCATGAGGGACATCGTCAACAGACTCCGGACAAACCGCGAGTGCCTTGCTCCGTGCCTGATGGACGAGGCTGCTGACGAGATCGTTCGCCTTGAAGGCGTAGTGCTTGGGCTCATTGCCGAGCGCGACGAGGCGAGGCGGATGTATTGCGGACGGGTTTCCCGCGATGTGCCGCTTGATGCGTTTGATATTGCGAAGAATCACGGTTGGGATTGCTTTCCACAGGAGGACGGCAAGTGAGCAAGAAGAAACCAAAGACGATTGATGCTTCCTGCCCCGTTACGTTGATGGGGTGCGAAGGAGAAGTGATCGTAGAGATGACTCCG